GGCCCTTCGGGGCCAGTCACCCAGACGAAAGGAATACGAACATGATGGCATTTTACACACAGCAAGCAGACCAGATTCTACCTATCTTTGGCGTTAGTTCTTTTGAGGAAGCACGCGACTTAGTTGGCTCCTCGGGTCACGGCAGCATTGTCATAAGCAGCGATGCAGTTTACATGAATCCGCTGACCGGATCGGTAGATTTTGATGGTAACTGGGATACTCTGGAAGATGTTGTCGAGGTTGTTTACTGCTCAGTCACTGAGGCATGGGTAGAAGCATGACCCAAGCAACACCAGTATGGGAGTACATAGCCACCCGGCACAACGGCAACGTGACGCGAGCGGCCAAGGCATTAGGCATGGACCGTTCCAACATTCACAGGTACATGAAGACCGCGCACGTCGTTAACGGTAAATTTTACAATCAGTATTCTTCTGTGGCGGCTTTAAAATATGTCATTGAGCTAACAGAGAGTTATGCAGGCAAAGATTCAGTCGAGATAATTGATCAGCTAAAAAGAATGCTCGCTGAAATGGAGGGGTAACATGGCCCAGGCTACGCCAGCGTGGGAGTACGTAGCGATAAGTCATGGCTCAAACGTTGGCCGTGCGGCCTCTGCGATGGGAGTGTTACCCGATACTCTAAAGAAGGCCATGAACAGCGGGTATGTCATTAACGGCAGGCTTTACACCATAAAAAGGAAAGCAAAATGAAAACACTAACAGCCCTAACCCTAGCCATCCTAATGGCCCTATCTACAACAGCAGCAAGCGAAGAACAAGCAAGCTGTGAACAGATCGCAGGGATTGCAAAGAGCATAATGACAGCACACCAGAGCGGCGTCAGCATCGTTGATATGATGGCCATAACCAAAGGCAACAAGCTACTCCAGACCATAACCATTGAGGCTTACGAGGGCGCTCGCTACTCTACCAGCACGTTCAAGGAAAGCGAGATAGCCAAGTTCCGCGACAGGTGGTATATGTGGTGTTATAAATTGCAGGCTAATAAAACTGAGTCTTAAATTTCCGATCAAGCCCAGGCAGTGGTGGCGCTAATAACACTGTCAGCCAGAGCCCGCCGCATCTCCTAGTAGTACCGTATAGGCGGGTGATCTGGACGGAGAAGCTACGAGACAGCTAGACCCGCAGACGCGGGCATTAATTCTAACGGGAGTGGATGGGATGAAATTTAGAAAAAAGCCAGTAGTGATTGATGCGATTCAGTGGACAGGCAACAACACAAAAGATTGCATTAATTTTTTAGGTGATCGCGGGTTTTTGCTATACTCCAGCAACGGAACATAACAGGTGGTGGGCATGGCTAACGTAACCATAGATCAGTGGGTTGCCAAGTCTCAGGCGCGGCTAGATGCTGTGTGGAAGACTGCGGCACAAGATATTGTGCGCGAAGTGCAGACCCCAAGGGCTAAGGGCGGAAAATTACCAGTGGACACGGCCTTCATGCGCAACAGCTTTTCCGCAGACGTGAACAAGATCCCAAGCGGCAACGGAAGCTCAGCGTACACTGCCGGGCCAATTAGCATTGTGATAAACATGGCCAAGATTGGCGACCAAGTTGTATTTGGATGGGCCGCAAATTACGCCATCTACATGGAAGTGCGTTACAGTTTTTTAAGATCAGCGGCACAAAACTGGCAGCAGATCGTCGATAAATCAGCACAGAAAGTTAGAACGAGGGTAGGCGGATGAGCAAACATATTCACACGCCAGGCGACGGTAAAGGTTACAGACAGACATTTGTAAACGGCAATAAAATCAAAAACGTTTTTTATGCCGACGAAAAAAAAGGAATAGTCAAGTTTTATCCTTTACCTTTGCATATAAAAAGGCCGGAATGCGACATTATGTACAGCCGCACTTTGAGAGGTAACGTGACCGTGGAGTTTATCAATGACCACAACTAAGACAGTAATAAAGCAATCCCTGTTCACAAAGATTGTCAATAAAATTAGGCAAGGGAGCGCCAAAAAGCAGCGCATAGCTTTGGCTCAATCTAAAAGCTATAAACTTGTTCTCGCGGACTGCTCGGCTGGAATATTTGCAAAAGTTTATGCGCCAAACGGTGAAGAATTGCCGGGGGTTCTTGGTTATGAAATTTGGCCTTGTGCCGATGGAACGCATAACATTTTTCTTACTTTGAAGATGCGGGAATAAATCATGCCAACAACAACTAACACAGCAATAGCACAGACCCTGTTCACAAAACTTGCGGCTGCATCTCTCGGCTACCCCATTGCCTACCCCGGCCAAGAATTTACGCCGCCAAACTCAGGAGTGTGGCTAGAGCCTATGGTCATGCCTAATGCTGGAATCGACAACGGACTGGCACCAACAGACGAAACTGTGCCGCAGGGGTTGTTTCAGGTTAGCGTGTTTAACAGGCCCGGGCCTGGCGCTTATATCGCGACCAGCAGGGCAGCGGATGAGGTCAAGGCGGCATTCCTGAAGAACGCGACAATCACGGGCTTGGTTCGAGTACAGCGCAATCCGTACAGCTTTGAGATCCAGCCAGAAGATGATCGATTGGCGGTTATTGTCACAATACCGTATACAGGGTAAACTGTTGCCTGGCTCGTCGTGATGACGCCCTTTCTGCCCTGCTTATGTGGGGTTTTTTGTGGGTGTAGGTGTTGCTTTTTTGCTCCACAGTGTTAATGTTGACTGGTAGAAGGCCAATAAACAGAAGAAAGGAAATAAACATGAAAAACTTATCTCAATACTCAAAAGAACAAAAAGACTATTTAATTGAAAGGGCTAAATTTGCAGAAAATGGCGCCAAGGTTTTGGACGAAATGGCCGATGAACTTAGGTCATTAAATTTTGCCATTGAAGCGTGCGGCCGCGATGGAAAAATTGAGTATGAAAAGGCTTGTTCCTTGGCAGTGTCGGTTGTCAAAATCGCGGCCAACTATCTAAGCAATAGCGGAAATCCAAAAAATGGTTAAGGGCTACTACATTTGTGACACTCAAGAAAAAGTAAGATTGACAAAGTGGAGCCGCTCTCTTTCCGAGGCGGTCGCTAGATGCAAGCGTCTAAACAAAAGTAACGACGAAAGAAACGGGCGCGTAATGGCTAGATTCTTTTGCGGAGATTGGGAAGACGTTTCTTTGACCATGAATGTGATAAGCGGGGTAAGAGAATGGCCAGTTCAGAATTATGCCCAAGGTGCATGAGATCATCAAATTCAACGCCTTTGTGGTGGTACATAACAACAAAGCATAAATGCAACGTAACCGATGCAGCCAAGGCACTGGGAAAAGCCCGATCAACAATAAATCGAAATATTAACTCTGGATACGTTATTAACGGCAATCTTTACACGAGTAAGGGGGATACAAAATGACCTAAGCCACAACACCACAGCCCCACACCGGGGCTTTTGTCGCTCCCAAACCCCCGCTATTTCCCCCGCCCGCGCATGTGCTATACTCCCCACAGCAGTTTCTAGGACTGCCCTCGTCGTGACGACGATATTATCCAAATCTGGAGCACACGCATGGCTAAAATTACCAGTACTGGCACGATCCTATCTGTAGTAGCAGAAGACCCCGCAACTTTTAACGAATCCGGCTACGAAGCATTAACCTACGTTGCTGTCGGCGAAGTTATTGACCTGCCCCCATACGGTCCAAACGTCCAAGTCGTCGAATCAAACCCGCTTGCCTCCGGCATTACTGAAAAGTTCAAAGGCTTTATTAACTTTGGCTCTCAGTCTATTGGCCTGGAATTTGACGCCGCAGACGCTGGTCAGATCATTCTTGCCGCAGGCGTTGAGGGTGCTACTAAAAACACTCAGCACGCTTTCAAGATCGAATACCAAGACGGCTCAGTTGACTTCTACAGCGCGCGAATTTTCAGCTACACCAAAGCGCCAGGCAGTGCTAACAGCATGGTCGGATCGACTGTGCAGGTAGAAATCAATACACCCATTACCCGTGTAGCAGCGGCGTAACGAGTAAACAGTTTTGACGGGCTAGGGCAACCGAAGAGCGGCTTCATCCACCGCCTGCCCGTCAACCTAAATCGGATGCTTATCGCAAGGCATGAGATAATGAAAATTGAAAAAGATATTTCCAGCAACTTTCTAAATATGTTCGACACTGAATCCGCTTCGGAATCCGGTTCATGGCTCCATTTAGAGCGCCCAGATAAGCGGGGCGCGCTTTGTTATCTTGACAAAGAAATGACTGTTCCTTGTAGGATAAAATTAAAGGGTCCTGACTCGGAGGAGTGGGGTTCATTTTCGCGTCAGTCTCAAAAAGACAAAGAAAAAAAGCTAAAACGCACGGGCAAAGAAGACGCCGTATATGAAGCGAAGCTGTGGTCACGAATGACCATTGAAGTTGAAAACATTCCGGGCTATGAAAGCCCTGATAGAAATGCTTTGTTTGAAATGTATTTAAAGCACAAAGATATGCGCACCCAAGCTCTTTACTACGTGATTAACCAAGAAAATTTTATTCAAGGGGACGAGAGCTATTAAAGCTCTGGGCCTCGCAGATAGGTTGGTTACACTCAGTACCACAGCGCCAGCGCAAAGAAGACAAGCGCAACCGCTACGAGCAGTACGGCGAAGGGCATCCATACACTTGCATTCCTGAAATACGGGGGCTGGAGTACCTGGCAAGTGCGGTTCAGGAGCTAGGGCTAGTTGGTCAGGGCGGTATGTCAATCAGCCCTACAAGCTGGCAGGAGATAGAGAGCTACATCCGGCTAACCGGGTCGTGGCTCTCTAGCTGGGATGCACAGATGCTGATGGAGATGTCTAGGGCTTATGTCAATTGGCGCAACAAGGGCAGCGAGCAAAAAGACATTTCCGATGACGTGCCTTATATTGAGCGCAATGAAGAAACGCTGGCAGCTATGCAGACGCACTTGATGGACAGCAGAGACAGATCAGCCGATTTGGCGGCGCAAGCAACGAAGTAATTTTAGTGCGTGCAGGGAGGGCTTAGGGCTTTTCCTGCTTTTTTGTTCCCTAAAGTGTTGCACTGTTGCGCCTGTGTGTTATTGTTGAGTGGTAAAAGGAAATTAACCAAAACGGAGAAAGCGACATGAATAATTCTGACTTGCTGAACTTTATTGAAGACGATGAAATCCTACGAGTTGCAAAAGATGCAGACCTTATAAGTTGGGAGTGGGGAACAGAAAGCAATCTTGAAAAGCTGGCGATGATAGAAGGCGCGGCTATAATGCTGAAAGAGCTTTTAAACGATAGCCCTATTTTTTTTACTGGCAAAAAAGGGAAAGAAATTCTTTTATGGAAGATGCTAAAAGTTGAGGTGCAAGAAAAATCAGACGATTACACGGATCGCCAAACTCTAGTAAGCTTGGGTGAATTTGAGAGAGAAGATGAATAATCAAATATAGTTGACAATCTATTTTGGCAGCTTTTATTTAAGATTAAAATTATTTTATCGGCCCTGTTTTCAGGGTCTTTTTACGTCTAGCCTCCCGCTATTTCCCATCCCGCGCAATGTGCTACAATTGACCAAGAATTTTACAAGACCACCCCGCTGTGAAGCGGCACCGTCCAAACAAGGGAGAATTACCATCGAGGACCTCGCGAGCCTGGGATTCAGAATTAATACCGATGGATTGCGCCGCGCTACTGGCGATCTTGACCGCCTAGACCGACAAAGCCGTACCACCACTTCTACAGTGCAGAAACTTGGCGCTGCCTTTGGTGCGCTTGGTATCGGCGCGGCTCTCCAAGGCTCTTTAAACTCGTTTGCCAACTTCGAGCGAGGTTTGATTGGCGTCGGTAAGACCAGCGACATTACCGGCGATGCCTTGACAGGTTTAGGGCAAAGCATCCGTGAATTATCACGCGACCTGCCCGTAACATCGGCTGAACTGCTTGCTATTGCACAAAGCGCCGGGCAGCTAGGCGTCAGCGGCACGGACAACATTCTTCGCTTTACTGAGACAGTTGGAAAGCTGGGCCTGGCGTCTGACCTGTCTGGCGAACAAGCGGCCACGTCTTTGGCGCGGATCCTTACAGTTACCGGCACAGCAATCAGCGAAGTGGACCGGCTTGGTTCTACCATCGTTCAGCTTGGCAACAACTTCGCAGCAACAGAGTCAGAGATTGCGGATGTAGCCACGCGTGTCGCGCAGTCTACTAGCCAGTTCAGGGTTAGTGCTGCCGACGTGCTGGGCATATCCACAGCATTAAAAGCCGTAGGCGTAGAGGCCGAATCAGGCGGCACACAGATTGGACTTTCATTCCAGGCTATCAACGACGCGTTAAGAAATGGCGGCGAAGAACTAAACCGCCTCCAAGAAATTACCGGGCGTACCGGAGATGCTTTGCGCCAAGACTTTTTCAACGGCGAATCAGCTAAAGTTTTTGAAGATTTTGTAAAGGGACTGGGCAACATACAAGCATCTGGCGGGGACGTTTCAGCAGCCTTGAACTCGCTAGGGTTGAACGGCAGTCAGGCAGTGCAGGTTCTTAGCACACTGGCCACACGCACGGACGTGCTCTCAGATGCCCTGTCTCAGGCTAACACCGAATATGAAGCAAACGTGGCGCTTAACAAAGAGGCGGCTGTAGCTAGCACCTCGTTCAGCGCACAGCTACAATTAGTGGGCAATGCCGCAGACGAAGCCGCAAGCGCCATTGGCTCTATTATTGCCCCCGCTGCCCTTGAGGGGCTAAGTACCTTTAGGGATGCATCTCTGGCGGTTGCTGAAAACATAGATGAAGTAGCAGATGCTGCTGCCGCCGTTGCCATTTTAATTGGTGGTAAGCTTGCCGGTGCACTGGCAATAGGCGCAGCGGCTTTTGTGACAAACACCAAAGCATCTCTTTTGAGCTTTGCTGCAACGACTAGGGCAGCTAATACTCAGGCTATTCTGGCGCAAGGGCTAATAAGGCGCACTGCCTCAGAAAAGCTTGCAGTCTTCGCCACGTTAGACAGAGCAAGGGCCGAGGTTGCAGCGACGGCAGGGACACAGGCAAATGCCGCTGCACTTGTCAGACAAACGGCAGCGGTAGACGCCGCAACGATTGCAGCCGCAAGGCATACCGTAGCACTCAGCGCAAACACCGTCGTAATGGGGGCCGGTGCGGTTGCGGCAGGCGTACTGACAAGGGCGATGGCCCTGCTAGGAGGGCCAGTCGGTGTTCTTATAATTGCAGCAGCATCGCTTTACTATTTCCGGGACGCGATATTCAGCACAAAAGTAGAGCTAGGCGAGGCGGGTGAAGCGGTTCGTGGGTTTACCGACGGGCTGCAAGACATGACATCCGCAACGGTAGAAAGCAACCGCCAGTCACTTGCTCAGCAGATGCGAGAAAACACCATTGCTATTGCCGAAGCTGGGGCAGAGCTTGACCGGTTGCAAGAAAAGCAAAAATCACAGAACGTTTCTAACCAAGGCAGGCCGGGTGCTGCCACTGCGCAAATGCGTGAAGCACAGCAGGAAGTCGCAGTCCTTACCAAGCTTGGCGTCGTCATGGGCGAGCAGTTTGAAAAGCTAAACGAACGCGCCAATCAACTTGCCACAACCGCTGCCGAAAGCTCAGCAAGTGCCGCAGATTCAATAGCCGCTACAGCCGAAGCAGCCGCAAGTGCTGCCGAAAAAGTTACCGCTGCCCTAATTGTAGAGCTTGAGTATTTGAGATTGCAGAATGGTTTGGTGGAGGCTGGCATATCAGCGTCTAAAATTGAAATCGCAATCATGGAAACCAAGCGCGAGTTGATGCTCGAAGCGCAAGGGCTGACCGCGGCTCAGGCTGTAGAGTATGTGGCGCTGGAAAAAGCAATAGCCTTGTCTCTCAGTGCCCAGCGCGAAGAAGACCAGATGCTGCAAAATCTGCGGGATCAGTACGGCGATACAACCAAAGCCGCAAGAGACTTCACGGCACAAGTTAAATTGCTCTCGGACCTGCTATTAGCAACGGGCGATCCAGAAATTGCACGCATATTAAAGCGCCTGGCTGATGACTTTAACGACGCGGGGAAGAAAGCAGCCGAGGAATTTAAAAACCCCTTTGAATCCGCGGCTCAGAGTGTGTCCCAATCACTGCAAGACGCCATTGCATCGGGTGACTTTGGAAGCCTTGGAGAGGGCGTGGGCAATGCTTTCGCGGCATCGTTTAGTGCGGTAGTGAGCAAAAGCATAACCGATACGCTGTCTGAAGGTTTAACAAAAGACAGCTCAGCAATATCACAAATCAGCGCAGCTTTTGCCGGGCCTATCGCGGGCGCTGTTGTGGGCGGCGTTGTTCAGCTTGCCGTTGCCGAGCTGGCCGACTTCTTTAGCTTCGGAGACTTTGACCCAACGGCAGACCGACAAGCAGCGCAAGGCACCGGCACAATACTTGGATCAATAGATGCAAAGTCTGACAGCATAGCAAAAGCCACAGAGCTGACAGCCAGCACGAACGAGGAGCTGGTCAACATCAACACCGGGATGCTCAGGGCGCTACAAAGCGTACAGGAAGGTATTGCGGGTGCGGCGGCAAGGGTGGCGCGGGGCGCTGGGGCTCAACAGTTTAACGCGCCATCGGTTAGCTCTGGTCAATTTGAGGGACTTATCGCTGGCGGCGCTTTGGGGGCTATTGGCGGAGCCACCCTTGGGCTAGCACTTGGCGCAACCGCAGGAGCAACAGGCGCTTTGGCCGTTGCCGCCGTCCTTGGGCCAGCGGGTTTAATTGTTGGTGCGCTACTAGGGCCGACACTTGGCAAACTTTTTGGCGGCAAATCAAAGCAAGTAGACGAAGGCATCCGAATCACAGGCGGCGCAATCCAAGACCTGATAGAGAACACGGTTGTAGAAGGATTTGCAACTTTCAGGGTTAAGAAAAACATTGTTAGCAGCACGAAAACCAAGGAGAAATTCCAGTCTCTAGGCGATGACGTAAGCAACCAGTTTGCTCTCGTTTTTGAATCGCTTGTTGACTCAGTGTCAGAAGGTGCGGCAGCAATAGGCTTACTGCCTGCCGATGTCCAGTCAGCACTAGATCAGTTTAGGGTTGAGACTCAAAAGATAAGCTTAGAAAACCTTAACGCAGGCGAACAAACCGATGCAATCCAAGAAGTCTTCGGCGTTATCTTTGACAACTTGGCGTCGGCAGTCGTGCCATTCCTTGATGACTTCCAGCGGGCCGGTGAAGGCTTAGGCGAGACTCTTGCAAGAGTTGCTACTCAAGTACAGCTAACAGCAGAGGCGGCAACTACTCTCGGCTTTGCGCTAGATAATGCCCTTGGCGCGGAGATGGTGGCCGGTATATCGGATTCGCTCGTTAAACTAGTTGGCGGAATTGAGGCATTCTCAACTGCGATCACGTCTTTCGAGTCAAATTTCTTCACGGAGGCGGAACAGTTCGACATCAACGCCCGCCGGTTAACTCAGGCAATGGGCGATTTGCCGCTGGCAGAAACGCGCCAAGGCTTTGTTGACTTGCTGCAAGCGCAGGACGTGACCACAATTAGCGGGCGCGAGGCGGTGGCTACGCTGCTTAGGTTGCAGGGTTCGGCGGATGATTACTATTCATACCTAGAAGACGCTTCAGAAGCAGCGGCACAATTAGCGCTAGATGCACTCAACGGCATCCGGGGTGCAACCGATAGCGCCCTTGGCGACTTGCAGAGATTGGTTAACGACCGCAAGAGCGTACTGCAAGAGGGCTATAACGCTGAAGTTGCCTTGATTCAAGAGCAGACCAGCGCAAGGCTTGAAGCTAATCAGCTTGTGCTAGATGCCGCAAAAGCCGGAATGCAAGCCATACAGCAAGAGTTGACTGGCATAACGTCGGCGTCTAACCGGTTGCGTGGCAACTTTGAACCGGCACAGGCAGGGCTGAGGTCTAACGCTCTGGCCACTCTGAGCGCGGCAATTGCAAGCGGTGACCTTACAGGCACAGACCAAGCCGCAGGCGTTGCAATCGACATCAACGCGGGCGCTTACACCAACTCTGCGGAGTATCGGGCAGAGCAGGCCCGCACACTGTTTACGCTTTCACTGCTACAGAGCGAAGGCCAATCACAGCTAACGGTTGCTGAGCAGTCTGTACAGCGACTGGAAGAGCATACAACCGCAATCCGTGAAGAGTCAGAACGTCAAATATTAAACGCTGAGCAGGCTTTGAACGCGCAGCTAATGGCGCTTGATGCGCTTTATACCGAGCAGCTGAATCAAGTTAACGAGCTGCGCGGAATCCGCGCGGGCGTCCTTGGAGTTGAGGAAGCAATCGCGGCCCTGGCAAGCGCAATACAAGCTGAATCAGGACTAACAGTTAGCACAGTGCCCGGTTTCGCCAGCGGCGGAATGCACTCAGGTGGCTTGCGGATTGTAGGCGAGCGTGGCCCTGAACTTGAGGCTACCGGCTCCAGTAAGATCATGAGCAATTCCGAATTGATGTCATCCCTTGGCGGCAATCAAAAATTGGCAGATGAGATGCGGGCCATGCATTCTGATATGATGCTGGGGTTAAATACTATGGCCAAGACATCTAATAAGATAAGTCGGCAGCTTGAGCGATGGGATCTTACCGGCCTGCCAGCGACGAGGGAGTTTGTATGAGAGTCGTAACGCCGTTTAACGTAGACACTGGGCAGCTTACAACAACCAATGTTGTCAACGAGTTTGCCGATTGGTCTGCGGGCACGTTTGACATTGGTGATCAGGTAGTCGAAGCGAACAACGTCTACAAAGTCGTTGCAGACCCCGACACCACCGACCAGCCAACCATAGGCGCTGCCGCCAGCCCGGCAACCTGGGTGCTGATGGGGCCGTCTAATCAATACCGCATGTTTCGCGATGGCCGTGACAGCTATTCAAGCCGCGATGAATCCATTGATGTCACGCTGAACTTTGCGCAGGTAGTCACAACGGTTGCTGCACTGGGATTACAAGGAACGTCTGCAACCCTGACAGTCGTGGACTCGGTTGAGGGCACAGTATACGACGAAACAATATCACTCGTTGACATTGGTGTGAGCAACCTGTGGGAATATTTTTTCTTGCCTTACGACTTTAACGACACGGCAATATTCGACGGAATCCCGCCGTATCAAGGGGCAGACATAAATCTAAGCATTAACGCTGCAACCGCTGCCGATGAAGCAAGGGCTGGCCGGGTTCTTGTTGGAATTGAGAGATCACTTGGCGTTACAAACTACGGCGTTAGCGTATCTATACTGGACTACAGCACAAAAGAGCGTGACGGCTTTGGTAATTTAACCCTAGTACCACGGCGAACTGTCAGACTGGTTGATTATGATGTTAAAGTAAACACCGATAAAGTCGATTTTGTTGTTCGATTTCTTGAAAGAATATCATCAACCCCTACGCTGTTTATTGGCGATTCTTCATTCTCTAGCTCGGTCACATTTGGAATTTATAGAGACTTTTCACAGGGCATAACATCGCCCTCAATTTCTGACTTAGCTATTCAAGTCGAGGGCTTTTGATTATGGCCATACCTGAAAAACCTACTCTTACCACGCCCCCGGCTGCACCAATTAGGGGTCAAGATCCGACTGTCTTTGCAGATAGAGCTAATGCTTATCTTCAGTTTATAACCAGTAATGTCTCGGATCTTACTGAGGCGATTGATTGGCAAAATACGGTGTTTACGGCGGTTGATCAAGCAATGACGCGCTCAGAAAGTGCCGCCATTATTGCCGCAGGATCTGCAAATTATCAAGGGCAATGGTCTGACGCGTCGGGGCCTGCAACTGCGGGGGGGAGCTACGAAAACTTGAGCACCCTTTGGCTGCTATTGTCTGACGTTAGTAATATAGCTGCAAATGAGCCTGTGGAAGGATCATTGTGGACTGAGCTATCAATTTACACAGCTAATGTGATCGACAATCTTCTTGACGATAAAGCAAATCAAGCTACAACTTACACTAAAACAGAGGCTGACAATCTTCTTGACGATAAAGCAAACCAAAGTACAACTTACACAAAAACAGAGGCTGACAATCTTCTTAACGCCAAAGCAAACCAAGCCACAACTTACACTAAAACAGAGGCTGACAATCTTCTTGACGATAAAGCAAACCAAAGTACAACTTACACAAAAACAGAGGCTGACAATCTTCTTAACGCCAAAGCAAACCAAGCCACAACCTACACTAAAACAGAATCAGTTGCACAATTTAATCAGTTTGGCGTAGGGGCGGCTGGGACAGCACTGACAAACGCTGAAAGCGCAGTTCTCGGGTCTAACAACTCAATAAGATTTGAGAGTAACGCGGCAGCGGTAGCTGCAAACTACCCGAATTTGGGCGCAGGCACCGGGCCGGTACATTGGAATTTAATGACTTACGGGGAAAGTGGTAGGATTACGCAACTAGCTACTGAGGTATTCGGACAGTACACAGGAGGTAAAGGCTTTACGTTTATCAGAGTAAAGCACGACACATGGCAACCGTGGGTTAAAAACTTTACTGAGGTAGGTGGTGCGTTTATAGGCTCAATAAGCGCAACAAACCTAAGCGGAACAAACACGGGTGATCAGACCAACATCTCCGGCAATGCTGGCACAGTATCAAACATAACCACAGCACAGGTGGGATCAGCTACTGCGGGGCTGGCGCTGGAGGCGGTTGGGAGTTATGTGATGGCCAAAAATTTTGGCGGCGGTAAACAACCCGGCAGTACTGTCTCCGGTTCATCTTTAGCGTATGCCGCTGCTGATGGAGGATCTACCGGAACGCTCTCTGGAACTTGGCGACTGATGGGCACCGCCGCTTTTGGTGATGTAAGTACATTTCTAAGGATCTCATAATGACCAATTACAAAAACCCAGCCTACAACGCAAACGGCACCATTGATATGGAGCTAGATCACCCTGTCTATGGTCTCATACCCTTCACCGCCTCCCCTGACGATCCAGAAGAACATGGCCGATTGCTATTTGCAGATGTACAAGCCACGGCATTACCCTACGTTGCACCGACGCCTGACGTGCCCGGACTGATTGCACAGCTAGCGGCCGACCGCAAAGAGCAAGAGCAGGAGGGCGTAACACTGAACGGCATCCGCTACGCAGGCGACCCCGGCAACCGGCAAGCGCTGCAAGAAGCAATTGCGTTTATGGATGATTCGGCCTTGACTAAGTTCCCAAGGTGGAAAGACTCAGACGGTCAGTTTCACGTCAATCACCCGCTGTCTGATGTTCTGTACGCATACCGGGCCATAGGGGTGCGCAGGGCACAGCTAATCGCAGCCGAAGGTCAGTACGCCGAGCAGATCACGGCAGGCACACTAACGGACTTAATTGAGGTAACTTGGCCATGAACAAAACCAAACTAAGCGTGGCGGCTTTTGTCGTAATACTGATCGCAGCCGGGTACTCAGCAACATCCCGCGCCGACACCGTGTACATCGGCTTGGGAAAATCAATCCTAAATTCATCAGCAACCGTGAGCGAAATTGGCTACGAACGCAACGGCTGGGAGGTTCAGGCTACTCTCATGGGCGCAGGTGATACAAAGAACGGGCATCAGGATCAGATGTCCATCTACTCAGTCTCGTACATTACGCGCCCTGGCTGGGGCTACAGGGGCGTAGAGCCCTATGTTCGGCTGGGGGTCAGTCACAACACTGGCAGCACGCTAATCGGAACAAGCAACTTTCGACTAGGCTTGGGCGTTGAGTTTAACCAAGTGTTTCGGCTTGAGTATGTGCACCACAGTAGCGCCGGGATACATGACCCAAACACTGGGCTGGATTACGTGGCGTTGAGTTACGTTATGCCCGCGCCTTGGTAACTTTGAGGTAATCAATATGATTTACGCACAACATTTTAGCCAAGAAGAGTTCCGAGACTGGGCCGAAGACATGAGCCCGCGACTAGTCACAATGCTAGACGTTCTTAGGTTCCGGCTGGGCAGCGTAATCTCAATATCAGCAAGCGAATACGCCCTTGGCCGAAACCTTGGCCGGGGGAAGATGTCAGCGCACAACGTCGACGAGTGGAGCGAAGTGCTGGCCGTGGATTGTTTTGTCAGTGGCGTCTACAGCCGCTATCAGGCTGAAGGTGTTGTACACGAGGCCATATCCATAGGATTCACAGGCATAGGCGTCTACTCTGACACAAGCAACAACAAGGGCGAGGAGCAAGTTATGTTCCACCTTGACGTTCGCCCCAGCGAGTCGATGGGATCGCCTGCGACGTGGGGCCGTATCAGCGGCAAGTACACAAGTTTGATTGCGACTGTTCAGTCGCTAAAGGCGGGTTAACTATGAGCACATGGGATAAAATTAGAAGCGTGGTCGGCTCTGTCGCACCCGTAGCAGGCTCTTTGCTTGCCGGGCAAGCTGGTGGTGCTATTGGTGCCATGCTTGCCAGTGCGCTAGGAGTAGACGCCACACCAGACGCCGTAGCCGCAGCAATAAAAGCGGACCCTATGGCCGCTGTCAAGATCCGCCAGATCGAGGCACAACTAGAGCAGACCCGGCTGCAAGTGCGCGGCCAGGTTGTGCAGGCAGAGGCCAAGGGCGAGTCATGGTTGCAGCGTAATTGGCGTCCACTGACAATGGTTTGGTTTAGCTTTTTGGTTGGCGCGTACTGGTTCGGATATACCCCTGAGAACCTGTCAGAAGAAGCCATACTATCCCTGTTTGGCCTAATTAAACTGGGCCTTGGTGGGTATGTCATTGGCCGCAGTGCGGAAAAGATCACAAAGGAAATCAGCGGGTCGGGATTGCTGGCAAAGATTTTGCAAAAGTAAACTGTTACAATGCTTGCAATTCAACGCACCTCAAAACGAGCCAGCAGTATGACTCTAAAGACTGTAGTAGAAAGCGCCCCAAGTGCTTTAAAACCAGAATCAATTGCTGCAAGCTCTACCTATTTAACAAACGGAATAGTCTTTACTTGGGGCGCGATGACGGTTAACGAAGTGATGATGATGATTGCCACAGCATTCGGCATAGCCACTTTCTTTGTCAACTTGCATTTTCAAAAGAAAAGAGAAAAAAGAGATCAGGAGCTGCACGAAATCCGAAAGCAATCCCCTGATCGTCGCTGTGTTACTCCTGATCAGTAATACGTCACGAACGGCCCTGGCGACTTGCTCAGGCGCTTTGTATAAATCCAGTGATAGCCCTTGGACTTTGGCAGGTCAACGCTGATTGAATTAATCCTGTGCTTGGCCCATATCTTCTCCACGTTGCGCGGCGACATCCCAAAATCTTCGGCAATGTTCTTTGCTCGGTCTTGCAAGATCAGCGCGTCTAGCGCAATACCACGATCATAGTCTGCCCTGATCTTGGCAACTAGACCTGCCTCAAAATTGTTCGTCTCATAACCTTTTCCTAGCCTGTTGACTGTGCTGCTGACCATATCGTATCGCGCACCTATGGCTAGCATGGTGTATTGCTTTCGCTCCTTTTTGCGCTCATCGCGCTGAGCGTAGCGTCGTAGGATTTCGTCTATTGTGCGCTTGCTTGCTGGGGGTTGTCTCATGACTTCTGTTCCTGCTTGTTGGCTTCTTTTCGCAGTCGACTGGCGAAATTAAAAAGATGAAGATAAACAGCACCATCTCGAATACCGCGAACATTGCCTTGGATACTATAGGCTTCGGCTTCTACCGCGTCTGCCTGCTTCCGCAGAATAAAAGCATTAGGATTAATCGGGTCTTCTGCTTCACGCAATCTGCACTCAAGGCTAGCCACTAGCGCCCGTAATCGATCCAACTCATCGCTGGCAGGGTGGGTGTAGAGAGGAATAATCTTTATGTCTCTTTTATCTTTCCCTATGTTGCAAAGAGTGGCGTAGTCTTCCGCCTTCTCTAAAGTTGGATAAGTTGTGAAATGATTTACGGGGCCGTTGTCGAATTGCAAAGACCACATTACAGGCTCACAGCTATCAAGCGCCTGGAAGCTGGCTTGCCCTGCCTCATATCCGGCAATGAAATGTTTATCAAGTCCCATGTCTTGCCACTCATCGCCAAAGTTGTCGTATTGATCTGCGTGCTTCTCAAATGCTTCTCTGCTATCCATCAAAAATACTCCTCTACAAAATCGTCAATTTCTTTGCTGTCCATGCTGACAGCCAGCGTAGAAAACTTATCTGTCAGCCAGTCTCGCCACACTTGCCCCATATCAAAGTCTGGGCTTGTAATCACCGAGAACAAATAGCCTTCCATCTGTGTACCTTCTTCGCTTAGCCAATCGGCAACAAGCCAGCTAAGCTTGTGGTTGTCATCCAGGTATTCATGCATCAGACGTTTGGAAAATTCTTCTTGGTTCCGCTCCATAGCCGCGTCTTCGTCTGCGGTCTGGTCAACTATGCCCTGGTGGCGGTCTAGCTCGCTTGTGTTGTAGTCAGTCATTGTGTTTCGCCTCTAGCCTTAGCCATAGCATTTTCAATTTCGTTAAGCGTATGCGCGGTTGTGTGGCCATACATTTGATTGTCATATATTACGTCTTGCAAGCGCGAATACAGATTGCTGGCCTCAGACATAAGAATGCCATTAAATTCTGTTTCTTCTTCGCGGGATCCGTGTGCGACACCTAAGCCCCATACTGTTACCATTTTTCCGTTTTTTTGCCTAAGATCACCAACGTAATCATGAGTCCAAGGCCCCGGCGTAAACTTTGTATCAGTCATTCTGTATCTCCTTTTGCCTTGGATAGTGCAGTCTTGGCAGCAACAACAAGTGGGCTTGTCTGGCAGTAAGGTATCTCGCCAGATTCCACAATGTTGCGCAAAGCTTCGTAAAGCTCAGGGGCTGCGGAGATTAAGTGACAGTTTGCTGAGGCCACAGACTCCGCAATCATGTTTCCGCCGTAATATTCCGGCTCTGTGCTACCCCTGATGGTTAGCCCCTCTGTGCTGTCAGCAACAACAGTATGTCCGTATCCAAGCCTCCAAGGCCCTGGCGTAAACTTTGTATCAGTCATTTGCATTCCTCATATCCGTCGAGTTTGGGCCAGCCATATTCTGAATCGCTGTCAATATAAATCTTTCTCATTTCGCAATAGTTCGCCTGCTTTCCCACTAAATCGTCTTGCGCATCTTTGCTGCTTAGAATTAGCGCGACAACAATTATGCAGAAAAGCACGCTGATTGCTGGTGCCGGGTTGCTTGTCGTGGTTTGGTTACGTGTTCGCATGTGACTTCCTCTTTAGTGTTGTGTTAATATATAGCCTTATTGGACAACTGTAAACACAAAAGGGAATATTTTTATGAGGCTTGACGTGTATCTTTTACTGGCTGTCGCGCACTACTGCGGCGTCGATCAGCGTGACTTATCAAAAGCATCTGGTTTAGGTGCTAACATTCTGAGCGTGTGGAAAGCGGCCAAGCGGAACCCGAAGAAAGAAAGTTTCTACCGAGTGCAGTCGGCGCTCGTTGATCTGGCAGGGTTGCCGGTAGAGTACAAGGAAATGCACATTGAGCAGATTGCGCGGATACTTATCAAATAGCCCCTCGCGGGGCTGTTTTTTACCTGTTAAATATTGCCCTCTTCATATAGTCATCTCGGCACTCTCCGCCAGGGCAAAAAGCCCCCTGATCAATGTGGTCCGAACAATTTCGGCACAGGCCAGTGAATGGGTGTGTGTGAACCTGACGCCGTGCATTCTGCAACGCTATTTGTAAGTTTGCCTCGATTATGCTGTCTGCTTCGTCCGCTTCGTTTGCCATTTTATGCCTCTCCTATGCGTTTTACTGCAATGTCAAAATAGCCTTGGTCTAGCTCTATGCCTATAAACTTTCGCTCAAGTTTCTTGCAGGCTACTCCGGTTGTTCCGCTGCCCATAAATGAGTCCAGCACTGTGTCGCCTTTGTTGCTCCAGCTTAGTACATGATCGTTGGCTAGTTTTTCAGGGAAAACCGCAGGATGATTAGTCTTTCCACCGCCTACTCCAAATTTCCAAATGTTTTTCCTTTTGCCGAGTAGCTGCATTTCTTTTCTTTTTCTATCTGCTTTTTTGCCATCAGCAGATAACCCGCCATCTGCCATAGATTCAACGCCGGATCTAACATTTGCCCTGTCTCGAATAAAATTTAAAGCTTTTGGTTTCCCCTTAGAAAAAACAAACATATATTCAAAAGACTGCAAATAGCAATTGTTAGAACCAAAGCAAGCTTGCGCTTTTTCATAAATCATTGTGTCGTGCAGATTAAAGCCACATTGCATGGCCCACAACGCTTGCCTGAAGCTGGTTCCTGTTTCGCTACCTTTTACCGTTGCATCACAAACAACCCAAACAACCACGCCGCCAGTCTTTGTGACTCGGTAAAGATCAGCGATCACAGTTTTCCATACATGTTCACCCCATTGATTGTTGTTGCCGTTATAGGTTCTCAGATTGTCGTATGGCGGGCTGGTCACGGTAAGATCAACGCTGCCATCTAGTATTGTTTTCATACACTCTAGGCAGTCGCCTTGCATTAGATCCGCGCTCATCACACATCTCCTTTAATTTGTCCCAACAACTTAAATGCCTGGTCCGCGATTCGGTAGTTCTCTCGTTTGTCGTACTGAGCGCGGGCGTTTATCACTGTAAGACGTGCGATTAGATCCGCTTGCTGTGTCAGCTTGACGTTGAGTGCCTTGATTTCCATCTTAGCGTGCATAAGTCTATCGCCTTGTTTTTGTGTTGATGTCATCGCCCCTGCTCCACTTCCAACCACCGAGTTGCGTAATCCCTGATCTTCTCAATCTCGCTAATCAGATCGTCTTTCTTGCCCATGCTGCGATTGTATTTTCCTATCGTAAATCGCATCGCGCCCCGGAACTCCTGCGGCGTTAGCGTGCGTGCTGCTTCGTCTATCCAGTCACCGCCTTCGTCATCTTGGTAGCGTAGCTGGCGGGCCTGTGGATATGCGTCACCGTCGTTGCCGTTTCGGGCAATAGCGTTCATGCGATGCTCTGCTTCGTCCCAAGCCTCGTCTTCCTCTGGGCTGCTGAACGGATCCTCATTGCAGGCGTCAGAATGAACTCTTGCTTGGCTATCTTGCTCTGGGTGCCAAGCCGTTACTTGTGTTGTTAGACTAGGGCTCTGCCGTTGATGTACCCTTTGAATTAAAAACTCATCGCGAGCGGCTTGCCATTTTACTTTAGGAAAAGCCAACGCTCCGCCGTAGTAGTTTTCTTTGTCTAAACTGTTTAACGATAAATACTTGGCCTCATTGTTAATTTTAATAATCCAAAGGCGGGAATCATCCATAGCCCACTCGAGCTCATTCTCTGCTAACCACTTTAAATCTGCGTGCATGACATTCTCCGTTTCGTTATTCGTGCGTTAACAATAAACCAACAATGAGTTAATGTAAACGCTGATGGCAAAAGAAAAGCAGCGCCGTTAAGCACTGCTTGTGAGGTCGGTTAGGCAAGCCACATATAGGGCTTGGCAAATGGCACGTCGTCGTTGTAATCGTTCTCATGACCAGGCCCGCCCGCTACTGGCGCGGGTTGCTGCCTCTGTGGTGAAGGCGCTTTCTGTCCGCCCTCTGACTTACCGTCAAGCATCTGCATAGTGCCTGTAACGTCAAGCAGCACTTCTGTGGTGTACACTTCCTGCCCTTCTTTGTTGGTCCACTTGCGGGTTTGTAGCTTGCCCTCAACGTAGACCTTAGAGCCTTTTTTCAGATACTGCCCGCAGATTTCCGCCAGCTTTCCAAACACTACGATCTTGTGCCACTCGGTCTTTTCTACCTGCTGGCCGGATTTGTCTTTGTATCCCTCATCGGTTGCAATGCTCATGTTAGCCACGGCAGCGCCAGAAGGTGTGTATCGAATGTCAGGGTCTTGCCCGAGGTTTCCGATTAGGATTACTTTGTTTACGCCACGGCTCATTATGCTGCTACCTTATTTCGTTGAATGGTTACTGTTTGTAGTGTCTCTATCCCTGCTGCCGTCAACACATGACGCAGTTCAGACACAATATCTTCATCTGTTACGTTATCGCCGATATCAATAAAAAACGTGCAGGTTACTGTTCCGGCCTGGCGGCTAGGCTCATCACTAGGCGGTACGTCGTCAGGGTCAACCTCTTGCGCAACTTCTGCGACTTCTACAGGCCGCGCAACAACCTCAACCATCTCTGCAATTGCTTTTGCTGCCTCACGTTGAGCTTCATCAATTACCCTGGCCGCCTCACGATCTGCGGCTTCACGCTGCCGGGCCTGCAATTCTTCCTTTTGCTTTTGCTCACGGTCCATCTTCTCGCGCATACGCTGCTGTGCGACTTCCTCGCGTGCCAATTCGGTAGCCATAAGCCTGGACAGCTTTTCGCTGTAAGCCAGTTCAGCGTCAAACAGGAAGTGCTCAACATGGCCACGGTTAAGCGGTGCAGCCAGTCCAGCCTTGTAGCTTTCATTCTCCAGTCGAAGTAGGCGCATATCGGTCTGATCTTGCAGTTGCTTATCCAGTGTGATCAGTGCCTCAAGCTTGCCCCTAACGTTTGCTGTTAGGTTCCCTGTGGCTGTTACAGCACTGAGCAACACCAAGACATCACACTCTGCTCGGCGAAACTCTGCCCGGATACTCTGCGCAGCCCATAGCTCATCGCGCAAGTCGGTGAGAAGCTGAGACGCCAGCTCGCGGGTCTGATTCTCAAACTTGGCAACCTGAGCCAATATCTCCTGCCGGTTCACTTCCCACATCTGCTCAAGCTCTTTCATCTGAGCTTCAAACACTTTTACCGGGGCCGTGGCCCTAACCGCTTCCGACTTTCTCAAGGCAGAAATCTCGTTTTTGATCGCATTTAATTCTGTGGTCAGCTTCTTTGACTCGGGCAAGGTTTCCAAAGTCACAACGATGCCTTTGTACTTTTCCGACAACTTAATCGATTGGGCCTTTAGTTCCTCGAAGTTAACGCTGATCTTGGCCGGGACATTTTCAATTACGATTAGCTCTTTCATTTCTTGGCTCCCTGAAACATTCCGGTAGGTTTGGCTTCTGCAAAGTTCCTGTTAGCCAGGCGGAACTCTTGCGATTGCATTGTGGTTCGCTCTTGCGTAGTGAAAGGTCCACCTTTTGTTTTAGCAACCCAGATGCTTTGTTTTTCTTCTGCTGTTAACTCAAACCATGCCTCCGAGGCAGTGCTCAAGTCGCCCGATTCAATACCCTCTTTGATTGCCTCTATTGTATTCCTGAGAGCGTGTACGGCATCTGACAGAGAATTCTGACGCGATTGCTCTTTAGCGTTAGCCGCAGCATCTTTGCGCTCTTGGTCCGCGTTTGTGTTGTCCCGGGTGTCGGCGTCTTTGTTGTCGTCAATCAGCAGCAGGCCATTTAATGCGTACTTGCGGGCATAGCTAGAAGTTGACCCTGTAATCTGCGACTCATCCATGCCTTTCTTGGTTAGCGCCTCGCGGGCATAGGCCGTTGTCGTAATGCTAGTTTGACCGTCTGACATGGTGACCGTAGCTTTGACGTACACGCGATCACCTACGGCCTGTATGTCATCGCTGATGGTCAGCGTCAAGACACCTAAAAGAGGTTTAACGGCCTGTAAGATATCCTCACAACTTCTGTACTTGTAGCCACCAAAGCTGTTTGTCTGGCATTTAGGCGCGTTTAGCTGCGACTGTATGCGGGACAGTGCTTCATGTAATGTGCTCACGACTGCTGCTCCTTTGCATAGGTTTCTGCGTATCCGAGATCGTATGACACGCCCCGGCCTGCATGGTGAGGTACGCCGTCTTCACAATCCTGCTTGCCTTGCTCGTATAAAGTCCTGTCCATGATCTTCTCCTTACTGTGGGGTTAGAGGTCTTGGCAATTTAAAAGAGCTTCTGCACCCTGCCTTGCAAGATTGGCAATTAGCTCAAACAGTTCACCATGACCTGCTTCGTTCATTGAAAGGTTAATAACTGTCGAATTAGACAGAAGACCCTGCATTGCTTGCGCCTCAAAATACTCTCGCTTGGTCAGGCCCATAGGCGCAGCTTCTACATAAGACTGCCACTCCTGCGGCATTGCCGGGCTGTTTCCGTTATATGTGTTCATAATCTTTTCCTTATTAGCGTTTGACTTCACAACCACTTTATCGCAAACTATACGCAAATGCAACAACTGAACCGGAGAAATATATAGTGACAATCGAGCAGATCAGAGAGGCTTTACAGGACCGCAACCTCAAAGAAGTCGAGCGCCGCACTGGCGTCCACTACGTTACCCTTTCGAGGATCAGGAACGGCTCACACACAAACCCGCGCTATAAGACCGTCAAGACGCTGGAAGACTACTTTAAAGATCAGGTGGCATGAGGTGTCTGGGTACATCAAGCTGCACCGCGCAGTGAGGGGCACAGCGATAGCCCAACACCCTGAGTATTTTGCGGCATGGGTCCACCTTCTTTGCATGGCAAGCCACAAGGCACACCAACAAATTGTTGGGACTAAAATCGTTGACCTTGAGCCAGGTCAATTGGTGTTTGGAAGGCAGCGATTTAGTGCCACCACAGGCATCTCGGAGAACAAAGTAAGATCCGCAATAGTGGTGTTAAAAGAGCTTCTAATGATCACCAGCAAATCACACGCTAAATTCTCAGTTATATCAATAACTAACTGGTCAAAGTATCAGGACTCATCACCAGCAAATAACCACGAAACCACCAGCAAACCACCAGCAAGCCACCACGAACAAGAAGGTAGTAAGAATGAAGAGAATGAAAAGACTAAAGATAAAGACCTTGTACCAGCCAAGGCTGATACCTCGAAATACTCGGATGAGTTTGAGGCTGTGTGGCTTGCTAGGGTAAAGCGAGAGGGCAACGACCCGAAGGCGGGGGCATACAAATGTTGGAAAGCCAATCTTAAACGCGGGGTAACGGCAGAGGTAATGACAAACGGCATGGCCCGGTACAAGAAATTCTGTGAGGCAAAGAAATCAGTCGGCACCGAGGGAGTGCAAATGCTGCAAACCTTCTTAGGGCCAAACGAGAACTATTTGCAAGACTGGACAGTTAACAAACAGGTACAGGCTAATGGAAAATATAACGGATCTTATGGGCAAGCAGATTACAACGGTGAAGGATGGGCTGAAGGATTCGACCCAACCGCAGACCCCTTCGCAGACCTCATTGACGGAACTGGACCAACGAATCATTGATCGGCTATTCGCTCGCTTAAAAGCAATCTTTCCAAAATGGAGAGAGATATGGAATTCCGAGGACGAACTGAGGGCCGCTAAGCGTCAGTGGACACGTTCAATTGTAAGCAAGGGGGTAGCCGACCCTTCTATGTTAAAACTCGGCATAGACCGCGCAGAGGTCATAGGATGGGTACGCCCGCCGTCACCAGCGCAGTTTTGCGAATGGTGCATTGACGCAGCCAAGGTCAACGCAGGCATTCCGACCCAAGCAGATGCCTTGTCAATGATTATGACTGTTGCGCGAAACGGCAACCACAACCGCAAGCGCACAAAAATGAAGCCAGCAATTTACCAGATGTATCGTTTTATAGACTGGTATTCTTTTTCGCAGAAGAAAACCGAGGACGCAGAGAAGATTGCGATCCGCGCATACGAGCAGATGGTTGAACACTGGAGAAGCGGCCTACCGTTCGCTGAACAGCCGATAATGATTGAGGAACACAAGCCCTCGGGTGTCGTCACAAAATCCAACAGGAATGCCGGTAGAGCCGCTATGAAAGAACTTATGAAGGGGATGGTCAAATGACTAAATACACTGGCACAGAAAGTGAAAAAAGTAATTTACAAGAAAGATCTGATTTTGCGTTAACAGACGCAAAAGTTTTAGAAGATATGGCTCACGAATTAAGAAGTTTGAGCTTTGCAATTGAGGCGTGCGGGCATGACGGAGCTATTGAATATAAAAAAGTATGTGTTCTGGCTCCAAAGCTAATAAAAATAATAGCTAACTATCTTCCTAACGGTTTTGAGGAGTAAGGAAATGGCACAGGTATTTTACATTTGCGACGTTAACGACAAAACGCGCTTACCAAAATGGCACAGGACTTTAGGCGCTGTGACTAATGAATGCAAAAGGCTTAACAAGAAAAACGACAAAAAGAATGGCAGGACAATGGCACGTTATTTTTGCGGCGATTGGGCGGAAATAAATATTGCAATGGAGATTATAAGTAAAACTAGAAATTGGCCTATTAAATTTGTAGCAAAGAAAAAGGCTAACAAGTGAGCGAGGTATCAGAACACTGGCTCCACGGCCTGAGAACGCTGGTCAAGGATTTTGCCGAAGCTAAAGCCCAGCGTGTGTACCTTGAGCATTACCGCAAAAGCAAAAAGGCTATGCTTATGGCAGAGGCTGAGGTTAGCAATCCGATGAAATACAAATCAGCATCCAGTCAAGAGGTCTACGCATACCGGCATGCCGAGTACATCGAGCTGCTGGAAGGGCTAAAAGCTGCAACGGAAACCGAAGAGTACAGGCGGTGGCAGCTTAAAAGCCGAGAGATGCGTTTCGAGGAATGGCGGACAGAACAGGCTACGCAACGGCAAGAACACAAACGATACGGGAATTAGGATGCGAAAGTGTCGACATTGCAAAACAGAGATTCCCAAGGTCAGCGAAAGCACGCCAATACAGGCAAAGGGCTTTTGCAGCTTTGCACATGCATCGGACTATGGGCTGATAAAGGCCAAGGCATCTATTGCAAAAAAGGCAAAGCAGAAAACCCAAAAGGCCAGCAAAGACCGGCTGGATCTAAACCGCAGACACCTGCCCTGGCAGCATGAGCAGTGCAAAACCTCGTTTAATCGATTACGGGTGCAGGAAGAGTTCCAGTGGTTCGCTGAGCGCGGCCTTGAGCCGGAGTGCATATCATGCGGCAAGCAGAACATGGACTGGTGCTGTGGCCACTACAAGACCGTTGGTGCCCAGTCAGGACTTAGGTACGACCGTAATTGCACATTTTTGCAATGCAATCGATATTGCAATATGGGGCTAAGTGGCAACCTATCAGGCAACAAGACAACCCGAGGCTACACGCAAGGGCTGGCAGATAGGTTTGGCCAGGCTGAGGCAGACAGGATCATCGCGTACTGCGAGGCACAAACAGCGCCCGTTAAGTGGGACTGGCAGGAAATGGAAGCCTGGCGGAAAGATTGGAATATAAAATATAGAGAATTATCCAAATAAGTCCTTGCACACCCACTAGCCTGTGTTAATGTTAACTCAACAACACGAACCACAAGAAAGGAAATTACGATGAGCGAACACATCGGAAACTACAAAGACCTAAACGGCGACACAGTGCGCGTGACCTTTGATAATCGCCGGTACTATTACGAGGTGATCGACGGTACGCCGGATCGGTACGTTAGCCACCAGGGTCCAGATACAGACCGCACGCTGGTGCGCATCGCATGATCTGCGAAGGCTGCAAAATTAAAAATAAAAGGAAATTACGATGAGCAAGCGATTCGGAAGAAACCAGCGCAAGCAGATGAAAGATCAGATTGCTAAACTTGAGTCAGGCTTATCTGCTGCCGAGCGGATCATTAAAAGAACCGAAGCCTTTGGTCGGAGAGATCGAAATATTGTTGAAGAAACGGCGCAGGTTCTTGGCAGGCATTTCATAACACTAAGCCCATACCAAGAGGAAGTCAGGGCTTTGGACCAGCTTGCCGCAGGTTGGCGCGTAGCAATGGCCAGTCAAATACCGACAGCCTATTACTCCAATGACACAAGCCCATCTCATCAAGAAGTTTGTGAAATTGTGTTGCCAATTCTACGCGGATCTGTTGAGGCCGATAAACTCAGGCAGCGCGTTCACATCCAATTTACGTATTCGGGACGCAATGTGGGTTACGGCATAGACTTAGAGTCATTGGCGCTTTTGCCGCCAAGAGTTAGGGCCGAAAGGATTGGCCGGGAAATGGCGCTTCATCTCTTAAAAGATTTGGATGGGCTATGAACAACTGTGAAGGCTGCAAGCGCAGACTACCCATACACGCCGGCATTCACGTCGCCGAGCTGGAATACATTCTCTGCACCCGGCCCGCGCTAGAGCTAGAAGCTAAGTACGAAGACACTTGGTACAGGCCAGATAAAAAAGTAAGTCAAGATGCGCCGTTTAGTTGTGGAAGCAAGGCATGAGCGACCAAAAGAAAAAACTGTTTATAAGCTTTTCAGGCGGGCGCACGTCAGGTTTTATGACTTGGTGGCTGATTAAAAATTACGCGGATCAATTCGATATAAAAGTGGTTTTTGCCAACACCGGATCGGAGCGTGAGGAAACTCTGCAGTTTGTAGATCAATGCGACAAGCACTTTGGATGGAGTGTTGTGTGGATTGAAGCCGTTGTTCATCACGGCATCCGAAAGGGCAGCACTCACAAGGTTGTAAGCTTTGAAACTGCAAGCCGCAAAGGTGAGCCGTTCGAAGAGGTTATCAAAGAGTACGGCATTCCAAATGCAGCTTACCCGCACTGCACTCGTGAGTTAAAGACAAACGCAATGACCAGTTACATAAAATCAATTGGCTGAAAATCGTGGACGACAGCAATCGGCATTAGGGCTGACGAAGTTGACCGAATAAACCCTAAGTTTCGAGAGTTAAATTTTTGGTATCCATTGGTAGGCATCAACACAACCAAGCAAGACGTTAAACGAT